TTGGTTCCTTAGTTTCTTGGTAACGATAACTTTGGCTCCAACCTCATCGGTAGTATGGGTCGTTCCAGTGATGGATAGGGTTTGGGAATTAGACATATCAACACCGTCAATCAGGTCATCCATTGAAATAGACCCGAACTTCGGGATATAGATACTCTTCTCACCCTGCCCAATCGTCATCTTGTTTACTGTATTCGTAAATACAGCTTCGTGTTCATCAATGTTGTTACTCCTCTTACGAGGGGGCTAGTCATTTCTGCTAACCTCTGCATATCGCTATGCAGTTCGGACTATATCTTCTCTTTTAAGAGTCTAGCGTTAAGTCTCTGAGGCCGAGTAACTGTATGCTTGGCTGCTTGAATCTCATATATGAGATTTATTTGTTCCTTGGTATAAGCCCTCTTGCCATTAGGTAAAGCATTAACATCAAGTTGCTTTCGCTGTTCGCAGAATCTATAGAGCATCAATGCTTGCTTATTTTTCTGTCCCGTAAGATAAGGCATAATAGCTGGTAAGAATGTCAATAACTTGGTCATATTAAGTATTAACACATCTTTGGTAGTAGACCGTTTGCCTTTCCTCTGTGCGACATGAGGGTTTGCCCCTATTCTCTGGCATATATCTACGACTCTTTCAATGATAGCCCAATCATTATTAGTGATAACCACCCTTGGAGACGCACTTCCTTTGTCTCTAGGGTAATCAATTCTTATTGAGCCTTCGCCGTCTACTATGCCAGCGAGCCAAGCCTTTTCTATTTCAGTTACTTTCGCCTGCTGATTGTCCCCACTGTCGGATTGTTGCATATCAGCACCTCCAGATACACGGGATTTTCCAGCATCAAGCTAGATTTTACATACCCAGAACTCTAGGTATATCTTGCAGCACCCACCATTGCTACTGAGCCAGCAGCAAGGTCGGCACCAGTTGTAATAGCCATATCACTTTCTCCTTAATTAGAGTTGAATTTGAAACCGTTTGGCAGCCTTAGCGTATTCCTCGCTACTTATCCGTCCTTCCACATAAGCAAGTTCATAGTCATTCCACGTGCGAAGTCCGGCTACTGCCGTGCCAGTACCCCTCGCTTTAGCCCTCTGGCCTTTAACGGGAGTCCTTGACTCACCGCCTTCTTCCTCTTCCTCCTCCCCTTCACCTTCGCTTTCAGCTTTAGGTGACTTGGAGGCTATATCCTTCATCCTTGCAAGGCTGTAAGTTGTGTGACCATCCTGGTCCGTGTCAGACCCTATCTGAAGTAGAAGGTCAGCAGTTAAGCTACATCCTTGGGCTAATTCCTTAGCTTCTTCCGTTGCCTCAAATTTAGCCGCTTTGTCTATAGCAGCCTGGTGCTGAGCTCTCTCCGCATTAAAGTCCGAGCGGTCCCGGGATAGTTTCATATAAGCATCCTCATTCTGGTGCTTGAGTTTGAGAGCACTGATAACCTCAGTATCCCCACCGGCAGCCTTTAGTTCTTTCTCTCTGTCTCTTGTTCTCATTGTCGAGATGGTGGTTTCAAGGTCTGTTAACCTAGTCTTGTTACCATCCATCGTTCTCTTGAGGGTAGCGTTGACATCAAGGGAGTCTTTAAGCTGTCGGCCAAGGGCTGCCTTTTGAGCATTGACATACTGCTCTCTCTCAGCTTTGGTGTAGGTGAAGACCTCCTCCTGTGGTGTTTCCGATTGTTTCAGTCCTGTTTCCTGTTCGGGCATTGGTTCTGGAGTAGTTCCGAGTTCGCCTTCAGGAGTTGTTACCTCGTCCATAACGGCTACGTCAGTTTCGTCCTTCTTCTTAGCCATTGATTCCTCCTAAGTTTATTTAATAAAAAAAGCAGCCTAAACCTTTCGGTTCAAACTGCTCAGTTGTTCTGTCACAGTGTAACTTATTCTATTGTTAAAGTGCTATATGCCAGCTAGTAGCCTATGTCCTTACTACACCCAGGAGCTTATCCCTGTAGCTGTTCAGGCTGCTCATACTTACTAGAATATAGCCCTTTCGGGTAGCTGGCACTTGTGTTATCTCTTTTTCATAACTTAATACTTTCCTTAATCTTCTCCACTCTTACTGGTTCCCCTTCCTCAGTGTGTACCTCAACCACCCCATATTTATTATCACGCAATAACTCTAAGAGCTTACGCTCCCTTATACTTACTAGCATATTCCTTAAAATCTCTTTTGTCAAGTCCAATAATTCCTAAGTGTATTTTCTTGTGGCAAGATGAGCAAATCCAAGTAACTTTTAATGGGTCAGAGTAATCTTCGTGATGCCCTGACAATTTTGTTTTCCTACCACAACCTTCACAAAGTAATGGCTTTATAACTTTACCTATCTTTACTGCATACCGTAATAACCATGACGCTCTTAACCTATCTGGATGCTCTTGTCCCCATTCAAGAATACCCTCCATATAATTATCGGCACGATTCCGACCATTCTTGGCATACCACTCTTTATAAAACTTAGCCTGCTTCTCCTTATATCCTAACTTTGCCCTTGTCCGTGCATGAGCTTCCTTAGTTTCTTCAGGATGTGCTACTTGATATGCAGTAACTCGTTTGCTAATACACCCCTTACACCTACTCCTATTATAAGGATAAAAATTGACTTCTCGGTTTTCACCACATGTAAGACATTTACATTTTTTCATACCTTAATGATATACAATTAAGGCTTGAATGTCAAGTGCCTTACCTTAATCCACTTAATCCTGTCATTAGACTCTCAAGCAATTCCCTAAATTCACTCTCCCTCTTAGCTACATCTTCAAGGAATCTTTCAGTTGGAGTTATTCTAAGTCGCCTTCTCTGCTCTGACATTGTAGTTGTCCATATTCCAGCAAGGACACCCCATTCATCTAGCTCAGGATTCTCCAACCTATAGGTATCTTTTTGAGTCTGGAAGGGAAACTCATTATAGACCAGCCATTTTACAAACACTTCCCTCGAAGGAACTCTACTGAAATCCAAAGGCTCCAACCCCAGTAAGCCGAGATATACCTGCTCGTAGAAATTGGGGCGTTCCATCAGGAACCAGTCATCTTCATACCACCTATCTTGATTAGTTGCCTCCTTCCAGTTATCAGGTTTCCCCTCTGTCATAATTGAAGTGAAGCCTACATAAGCATCAATATGAGTTTCAGGAACGAACTTACCATAACCATTTCTTCTTATCTCAGCTAAGCCAAACTCTGTGAGCTTGCCCTGCTCATCAAACCGCATAGCCTGGCGAGTCCTGTTCCTCTCATCCACATCCTCAATATAATAAGGGGATGCACTCTGACTCAAACCAGTCACCTTGTCAAAGTCCTCTTTGAACTGGTCATAAATGTCATCATATTGGACAGCAGGCACATCCTCTGGCTTAGGAATATCTATACCGGCTAGTTCGTGCATTGCCCGAGCAAAGCCAGGGTTATCCAGTAGCATCCGCTCCTGTCTAAAGCCCCTGGCTCCTAAGTCGTAGTAAGCTAAATAATTGTCTATCTCTGTACTTGGGAACTCCATACTATAGGCATCACGCTTGCGTCTAGCAATAGCATACTGGGGGTTCGCATCAAGGTAATCTAATCTCGCCTCCCTATTCTCAGAGTCAATAGCGTCATACTCCGCATCTTGAGTCGCCCAATCCACATTGATACGCAGGACTGGCTCACGCTGTAGGAGTTCTTCCTTTCTATCCTTGAGCAGTTCATTGGCTATTGCCCAGTCATAGGTATCGGGGTTATCAATCAACCACAGCAATGCCTCAGAACTGCCTGGTTCAAACTCATCAATCGTATTGCCTCGTTCCACCCATTTCCCCACAATATCCTCGGTAGCCCCGTTCTCATATGCCTCAATGCGTCTGAGGTCATCAACCCACAACGGATTATCAAGTTTATACTGCTTGCGTTCCTCGTCAGTTTCCAGAGCATCGAACTCATCAAACAACTCACGATTTTTAATCTTGAGTTCCAGTGCTGCTATCGGAGTTTCTATCGGGTCAAAACCCAGAGCCTCTCGAAGGTTATCATCCTGTGCCAGAATAAGCTGTGCCTCCCAACTATTCCAACTACGCTTGTAAACTTCCTCTTGATACTTGAAGTAAGTTTTCTCAGAGCCTTCAGGAGGTAGCCAAGTTGAAAGGTGAGCGGTGTCAACACCATACTCTTCACACCACTTAATAATAAAGTCGTATGCTTTCTGTGTTTGTATCTTACCACCGTAACCCCACATAGCAAGCAGGGCATCATCTTCAGGGCTTTCGAGTCGCCAACTAGAACGCCATTCCTTAGATAGAGCATCATACTTTACTGCAAATGCTTCCTTATCTTTACCTATTAGAGACCAATAATCCTGAAGGAGACCAAAGTTTTTAACCAGTTCATTGTCCTTCAAATCTTTCTTGTTAGCCTCTATGTATTCCTTGATAACCTCAACCCTCTCATCCTTTGTCTTAGCCGTGTTAAACTTTTCCCATAGTTCGACTACTTCAGCTTCCTTCTCATCCGGGTCAGGGAATAGGAAGTTAGCAATATCATACTCATCCATATTGATAATTTTCTCTGGTGGTAGATTCTCATAATGTTCTCTACTTGCTTCAGCTTTTCTGAATCCATCAAGTATCGGTGATACAGATTTATTAAATCGCTTGTCTCCTACTGATTGCCTAATATCTCTGATGTCTGAGGCAAGGTCTCCAAAGTCATACCTCATTCCATCTTCATCAATCTCACCGAGTTTAGCAAGGTTATCTTCTACCTCTGAGTTAATATCAAGCCTGCCTATCAGTATGGGGATATTAAGATACTCCCACCATTTCGCTTTCTTTTCCTTGCTTTCATCAAGCCTATCAATATACTCACGCCCACCTTCTGTTTGATAAGGCCCCATAGAGATTGCCTTTAGCCACTCATCAGGTCGGACTTCAAACTTCGGCTTTCCCTTAACATCTTCCATCGCACCCTTTAACACAGCTTCTATTCCATCCAACATTCTGTTTATCTGTGTCCCACCAAAGGGGAAGTGATAATTGAGAACCCATCTTTTTATTCTTGTGTAGTCATCATACTTTACTGCATCACGAAAACCTGTCCAGAAGTCGTTAATATACTTGGCGGGTAGGGGAAGATACCAAGCATCCCCAGGGTCTACAGCACCTTGTAAGATAGCAAACATAGGAATAAAGGAGGAAACTATCCACGGTTTTCTATTAGTCAATTTATCTATGGCAAAATTGATAACCATAATACTAATCAGGAAACTCGTTATAAGCATAAGTCGTCTGCTAATGGTAGCCTTTCCATCAGCAGAGGTAGCAGAGATTGTATTGTAAGCACCAGCTCTGCCAACCCTGATGAAGTTCATCTCACGGATATAGTTCATCGCCTGAATGGTGAAAGTCTGGAATGGGAACACCGCACCAACAGCCTTTGACCTGAGCACAGCAGGAACATTCTCATAGTTATACATTGACTGAGTTTTCGCTCCCATCTTTGAGGCATACTCCACAAGTTCCTGCCCTCTGAACCCTAACTTCATCCCTTTATAATAACCAGCACGAATAGATATTCCAGTTAAAAGAGACTCAATAGTGTTGGTAATAAACGAGGCATAATACTCAGCCTTATCAATCAAGCTCCCCTCAAACTGGAGGCTCTTATCAACTTGGGTCCCTATATCCTGATATGCCATCATACCCGCTCTTTTACTTTTAATGATATAAGAGTAAGTATCTCTGGTAAAAGCCCTTGCCGATGGCGAGAATATAAAGTCAAGCCCTTTAGCAAGATTGATAAAACCAGTTCTGCCAGCCGTAAAAGCGATTGACGAAGGTTGTATCGTTATATTCCATATCCAGTTTAGAGGGAATACATTGCGGGTAAGGTTACGCCTTATTATGTATGTAGCTTTTGCTATCTTCTCTGGTAGGAACGCCTCATAAGCCTTCGTCAGTCTAGGTTTTGCTCCAGCCCATACTTCAGCATTATATTCCTCAAGAAGTCTTGCTGTTGAGTTCAGCCCTTTAGCTTTGAGTGCTGCTATGTGTATCTTATTATTCTGAACAGTGTTGGTGAAGAATATGTCCTTACCTGCTGTTCTGATATAGTCAAAAAGGAGCTTGTGAACATTCTTTTCAAGTGTGTAGTTCTTCATTCCACCTGTTCGTGTCATAGCCCTAGCATTGAATGGAGCATCAGGCATAATATAATCTGGTGCAGGTGCTTGAGCGTGCATATCGGCTGGAGTCCTTTGTGAGAAGCCTAATGAACTCCATATATTTCTTTCAGCAACCCAAGCCATATACTTATCAATGTAGCCAATCTCTTTCTGCCCACGCTTAACCCTTGCTAGGTTCTGCATCTCCCTCATCTGGTCTAGGTAAGCCCTTGACCACTGAGCAAACTCCACTATATTCTGCTTGGTCTGGGTATCATACTCCGCTAGGATATTCTTAATCTCTGTTTTCCTTAACAGTTGAGCAGTCTTAAAATCGGCTTCCTTTGCTGTGATTTGTTCTATCACATTGAATACATCAGCCCACTTCTTTTTACTCACACGCCCCGTTAAGCCAAAGCGTTCAAACATATTCTGAGCCTCTTGGAAGCTATTATCTAGGAAAGCCTTATATGCCAAGAAGTTTCTCTGTGATGGTCTCTGGATATACTTCTGTGCTACAGCAGGAGCATCAGGTGTTCCAGATGCCCTGCCTCCATCAATATGCTCAAACAGAGCATCTACATCTTCCCAAAAGCCTTGCTGGTATGGAACATCTTGAAGATATGGAGAGTCCACAAACTCTTGAGTTACATAGAAACCACTTCTGCGTATGGCTGCTACAAGTTTCCCACCCTTTGTTCTGCGTAAAGCTATACCAAGAGATACTGCATCATCAACTGTTAGTGGAGTCTTTGCCTTTGCTTTATCAATAAGCCCACCAAATATCTGCTGTCTAGCCTCGGCATCAGTAATAAGAGCATCCCACATCTCCACTGTTTCTCCAGCTTCCCTTATTGCTGTCTCATCTGCTCTTCTTGCTCTTAGATTTACCAATTCGTCAACTGCTAATTTCTTCAATTCAGTTAGTTCTTCAGTAGCAGTATGAACTTCACCTGTAAGTGCAGCGAGTTTAAGCTCGCTTACATCAGGCATTGCCTCAACATACTTCGCAATGTCCCCTGTCTTGAGGTATTCTACAGCAGCAATATCAAGTGGAACTTCGGGTATAGCACTCAAGAGTTCCCTCTTTACTTCTACATTAAAATCTTCCATACCCCTATAATGAGATGGATGCCTTACTGTCTGCCTGGGTATCTCCCCTTCCTGTCTCGGTTGCGTAACCGCCTCAAAGTTATTCTTACGGTTGACTTCCATCTCTGCTTCAGGTGATGATACCTTTTGCTCATAAGCCTTAAAAGCATCTACCTTTGTTTGGGCTTGCTCATTGATAAAAGTTTCCATAGTTTTACTAATATCTATTGGCTCTATTCTCTCAAGCTCTCTAATCCTTGCCTTTTCAGACCGAATCTCCATTACTCTATCGGCAATATCATCAGGAGTCATACCCCACTTATCAGCCAACTCATCGAGAGCATCAGCTATAGGAACACGATTATACATTGGCGTTCCCTTCTGGCTGTAAGGAGTAACATTGATATTAGGCTTAATAGCCTGAGCTTGCTTTAGAGTGAAGTAACTAGGAAAGGTTTGCTCTCTGATAGAAATAAAGGAATCTAATGCAACATTCCTATTCCCAAACTTGAACCTAGTCGTTGCTATAGGGTCTAACTCCAAGTTAGCCTTTAATCCCTCTGCCTCAGCATAAGCCTCAAAAGCCTCTACATCTTCAGGCGGTGCTACCTCAGCAGCCTGTCTAGCTTGCTGTAGCTTAAGTTGCTCTTCCATTGAGATTTGAACTATCTCGCCCTTGCCCGGTGGCCTGACTTCCCTAGCAGGCACTTCCCTAGGTAGCATACTAGGCTGTAATCCAGCTTCAGGCATACCTGGCTCTGCGATTGGGATTGCCAAACCTTCAGGAGTTAAAGTATAACTTGAGGGTCTCAAACCACCAGGGGTCATTTGACCCTCTTTTTTTATAACTATTCCTTCTCCCAAACGCCTAACAGCACCATCAATTTGGACTGGTTGTAGTTTAGTTACTTGCTCAAGTTCTGGGAATGTTATATTGGGTTTATCCTTAATTGATTGTAACACAAGGTCTTCGTGATGTTTAAGTTCTATTGCTCTGGCTTCGGGTATCTTAGGTATTGTAACCTCTGGGGTAACAGGGGGTTTCTGTAATGCGGTAAGTTCAGTAGGAGTTAGAGCTTCAAATGCCTTGGATGCTACTTGACCTGATAATCCTACGGATTGAACTAGATTTACCTTAGCAGTCATAGCCATAGCAGCCCAAGTTACAGCATTGATAGGCACTCCACCCATAGCCATAGCACCAGTTTGAGTAGCTGTTGGCACTAATGTTGGGCCAATCCTTTCCACCAATGCTAGGGAGTCTTGCTCAACCACTCTCATACCAGCGTCACTAAGAACGTAGCCAGTCTTTGTCGGATTGAAGAATGTCCTGATAGCTTCCCTTAGCATAAACTTCTTAGGCAACTGAGCTACAGCTTGATTCACAAAAGCCCTTTCAGTCTCAGGTGGGATTTTTACACCAGCACTCTTAGCCCAAGAACGAACGTTTCTAGTCACACTAGCCCGTGCTGCAATCTGATATGCACTTTGAAGGGCGTAGTAGCCAGTAATCGCTATTGTACCTATTGCCCCCACAGCACTGAGGATAGTAGCAGGAGCAGGGATTATAGTTTCACCGATTTTCTTTGGAGTATATAGCCAGTCAGAGAATTGTTGCTGAACCTTTAATGGTGTCCCACTAAATGCTTCGGTAGGAACTTGCCCTGATTGGGAAAGTTGTAGTCTATCCTGAATTGATGGAATCCAAGCCTTCCACCAGAAGCCAGGGTCATCCATAACAAGCCCGCCAGTTTCAGAATCAACCTTACCAACCTGTTTGCCCTCATAGAAAATCAGGTAATCATTACTTCTAAGAGTTGGTGTAGTCCCTACAAATTCCCAGTCGGGCATTATTCTTATTATCGCAGGCTGTCCGTAACCAGCAGGAAGAGATGGAGGATTTATTGTTTGCTCAATACCTTCAGGTGGAATTGCTTGTAGAGGACTCTCAGTTCCATAAAAGGCATCAATCTGCTCTGATGTATTCCCTAAGAATTTAAGCAGGCTCTCTTTCCCCTCCGAGTAACCACCTGACCTCATATCCTCAACGAAGCCATCCCAGTCCGACTCTATGTAATCGGCAAAGGCATCTGGGGTCATATCGGGAAAGACATCAGTGATTAGCTGTGCTATCGGTCTGATAGGAGCACCGAATTGAAACCAGTTCTCAACATCAAGTGTCCCGCCAGTGCGTTGATACTCATTGTAAAGCAACGCATAATCTTCCTCTGGAGTTGGCATAACTTCTGCTTCAGGTGCTATAGGAGCTTCTACTGGAGCTACAGGTTCTACTGGTACAGCCATTAAGTCTGCCATTGTAAAGGTCTCGCCAGTAGGTGAGATTCTAGTATCATCAGGAAACAACTCCCATCCTTCAGGGTCTAAGTAGCTATAACTAAATCCCTCTTCCCTAGTCTCGTCTGGAAATAGTTTAATGCTCCAGCCCTCTTCAAGAGGAACATCAAACTCAAACTCTGTATTAGCTTCCTCGGCAGTAAGAGTTCTAGGCAAGCCAGCCAGCCACATACTTCTCCTGGCCTCAGCTTGTCTTTCCCAAACTTCCTTCGGAAATCCTGTAGTCATTAAAACCTCTTACGCAGTAATCGGGGCAGCTTCCGTTGTAGGGATATTTGCCTTATCCTGCTAATAGCAGGTGTCCCTTGTGGTTGCTGTCTCTGTGCTGCTCGGCTTAAAATCTGCTGGGATAATTGCTCTAGTTCCCTATCTTTGAATGTCGGCATTATACAGTCTCCTTCACTACACAATTTTCATCCACAATAGTCTGTGTGTAGTAATGCAATAATTCTAACACGGTAGGCAGTAAATGTTTATTATCCGTTTCTATTAGCAACTGAGAAATCTCAATCAGGTTCTTGGATGTTTTAAGCTGCTCTGGTAGCCATTCATTCATACTGAATCTCCAACTCTAAACTTTCAGCGAGTGCTAGTTCCTGCCTACTTCCCTCTGACTTCTCCCAGCCCTTGAGCATATAGATGGCATCACATCTTGCCAGTATCTCCAAGTCCCCATCCATAAAAGCCTTATCACCTAACTTGCTCCCCATAAACATCGCATTAGTGTGAGGGCAGATAACTGACCACCCCTCATTCCATAGTTTTACGGCAACACTCCTAGCACGCATAATGTTTTCAAATACTTCATTCTCGGACTTTCCTCGGTACTTTCCAGCCACATAGATTATTTTCACCTTTACCCCCTTAGCTTTCTATGATAACTTCATCCTTACCTGATGCCTGTAAATAAATACTAGCTTCTCTCATATCCTTAAATCCTACCATCCTATCTTCGTGTGGATATAGAACAACCGTAGGGTTACTCACATGACTTCCGAAGAATCCGTACTGCTGGGCGTAGTCATCATATACAGCATAAGTACCAGGTCGGATTGCAATACATTCTCTACCTGCATATCTATACTGCTCTATCGCTGATTGATGATGATGTTCTATTACTACTATACGAGCTTGAGGGAAATACATTCTTTGGTTTTGCAAACACGTATGAGTTAGGTTGAAACTTGAATTGAATCTGGATTGGTGCATCGTGAGAATAGGGTAAACCATCTCTCCTACCTTTAAGTGAACCATCGCATAGTGCTTGAGATAAATCAAATTTAACCGCTTAGCTAATTCACCATCCCAATCCTCACCTTCAGCCATAGCAGTCCAATAGTTATGATTGCCTGTCTTTATCGCAAGTATTCTGTCAATTAACTTCTTTAATGTTAAGACATACAATCCCTTTTGTACCGATATAGGAGTCTGGTTATGGCTACTACCAATCTTTGAGGTCTGAATAATATTCTGGTATCCATCCCCGCCAATAATGCACTTTAGGTTATCGTTTTCTTCGATGAAGTTCATGTCCCTTTCAAAAGCGTCATAATCTACGCCAAACTGCCCCAACTGCCAATCCGATGTATTAACCAACCCGATAGGAACATCGGTCTTAACCTCTATGGTTAATTCGGAAGGGACTCTCTGGTGAAAGGCAACTAACCTGTCCATGTCTTTGATGACCCTTAGATGTTCTTCCCATGTATCCCCTTCAAGATGTTCATAGGTTGGGGGTAGTGTCCCGATATATTCTTTAGCTTTTCTTCCCAACCTATTGCATCGCAAGGCACTCAGTAATCCCTTATAGGTCATCCCTAAATCGTCAGCAATATCACCATAATCCTCACCATTCTCAACCCTATTCTTTACTATATCAAACTCTGGGGTATCACGCAGTGGGAATTTCCTATGACCCTTATTCTCTATTACTTCCACTATGTAGTAACTCCTTCTTCTTCAATTTCCCCTACCCCTGGTCTCTCCATCTTCCTTGCTGTCCGAGTTCCTCTAGGTGGTGAGGACGGTAACATCTCAGCTTGCGGTAATTGGGCTGGCTTCGGTACTTCCATTCCAGTTACTTCCGCTACTGCCTGCCCGGTCCTACCCTCTAATGTCTGCCCTACCTCAATTAAAAGTATTTTAGCTTGGTCTTTTAGTTCTGGTCTTTTCTCTGAGTCAGCTTGCTCATCCAATGCCCTTGCCATCTCAAAGAGTGCCAGTGCCTTACTAACCTTTTGAGCTTGCTGTACCATATACTTTTCGGATATATCATCGGCATCTCGGTATTTCAGGATAACCTTTCTGATGGTCTTATCATCCATCCATCTTTGTGCCATGTCAGCTAAGCCGTAAGAAGCAGCAATCTCCTCGGGTAAAGCGGTAAGATATTCAAAGTCAACAGTGAAGTCTCCCTCAAGGTCGGCTGGTGTATATGTCCGTTTCTTACCAGTTCTACCAATATCGGCAGTCATATCAAAGTTGATAAACTGAGACCTTATCTCTTTCTCCAGTTTCCTCTTGAACCGCTCCATAGTATGTAATCTAGGAGTGAACACCTGTCTGGAAGCCCCGGCCAGTGTCGCTATAGCTACCTGTGAAAGCTGGAACTGAAGATTGCCCCAGTCTATATTGCTCAGTGAGCCTCGCTGTAGTGCTCCGCCAAGTATTCCTTGAAAGAAACGCATGGCACCGATTATATCAGGAGCATCTATCTTCTCTAGTTTCTCGCCCACTTCAAGGGCTAATATATTACCCAATCTGTAGATAGGCTTGCCTGGCAATTTCTTACCGCTCTTACTAAGAAGCTGTTGAGGGGGAGCCAGTGAAAGCATCCCCTGTGTTTGCAGGATAGAGGCAATCTTATTTAAGTGGGGATATAGTTCACGGTTCGCACTATAGATTGAATCGCCTCGCATCCTTAGTGCTCTAGCGGAGGTTGAGAGGAAAGTTCCCTGCTGGCATAACTGACCGATAAAAGGCGGATGACCTATTAGGTTTTCATAAGAGTTATAGTATTTGCCATCCAGAAAGACTATCTCTTCGGTGCTATTCCAGTAATCCCATCTTGTTGCAGTATCGCCAACCATTGTATAATCGGGATACTCTTCTCTAACCTGAGACCTTTCGAGTATATCCCAGGAAGCAAACCAGCTAAAGCCTCTTCGCCCCATTCCATAACGGCATTGATACCTGTCAATCGGCAGGATGTCAGGGTCAAAACCTTCTCCGTCCTGAGCCAGTAATACACGGGCAAAGACTCCACCACGAATCCCTATCTGTTCCCAGAAGTAGGGGTCAAGTCCTGGCATGAGAATATCGTCTTGCCTCTCATCGGCTATGTAAACAACATCGTGGTAAAAATCCTCAATGATTTTAGTCATCTTGGTGTTCAGCACCTTATCACCACGCTGCCCGTTTATATCAATAATTTCAACCGATTCATTCAGAACTGCTATTACTCTCTCACCGTAAACTCTCGCATCATTCGAGGTAACATTCTCAACATCCGCAAGGGAGTCTCCCTTTGAGTCCGTTAATGTATATGGTTCAGAAGTCCACAACTTCTCATCCTCATCCATGCGGGGCATGAGGGTCTTCCGCCAATCATTATCGGCAGTTATTATCTGTTGCATAATCTCATGGTCAGAAACAGACGGCACTACTGATAGCGAAATAGAACTAGATTGTGGGATAGCCCTCTTTTGTTCAATGATACTTTTAGGCATAATTAGTCCTCCCTAAATGATACTATAACTTTCCGTATTTCTCCACATTCTCATTAAACCAGTCTTCAAGAAGATTATAATAGTTTTGATTAACTACTTCCTCACCAATAAAAGGTATTTGGAGTAGTACGATTTTAGTCTTTTTATCAACCTTTAATATCAACGCTGAATGTCGGTCACGGTAAGGTAGAGGTTCTGGATATTTGATATTATAGAGTATCCATGTATGCCCGTTAAGAGATTGGCGTTGCTGCTCTGTCATCTTGGTGCCATCACCTTCCCACATATTGATGAAGTCTAACAGCGTCATCCCTTTATACTTTTTCATAACTATATATCACTCTCGACCCCGTTTCCTCATGTACGTTATTGTACAATATATAAATATTGCAAAAATTGCTAACCCTGTTTCAACGTCACCATCCAATATAATAGTTGCACCAGCATAACCAATGAAACCAGAAAGGAATATACCCAAAAGATTTATAGATAATTTCATTATACCCTCCTTACAACTGGGGCAAGCTCAGCATCATCACCGAAAGCTCCAGTTCCTATCGGATTGAACTGACTTACCAGATACCTCTCAGAATCCATCAGATGATAAATTGACTTGTTTTCTATCTTGTCAGTGGCGTTATACATATCATCAAGTTCCCGACTGTAGGATTGCTTCTCGGAGATGTAGTTCGGGCAGGTAGAAAAGACCTTTTTCTTACCCAGTTTCTCGTAACCATAAACTTTCTGAATACCAGCCTCAACGCTTTTTTCTAATGGTTTGTCTATCCGCCAACCCGCCTGAGTGAAATCACCTCGCCATCCCTCCTCGGTCTGTGAGCCACCGTATCTGGTATCAATCCGTTCTCCTCTTGACAAATCAATCCAGTTGGAAACATGCTCAAAAGTAGACAGTCCGCTCATAACATATTCCCTGTAAATAAAAAGCTCTCCGGTAGCAGGGTTCATAGCTGCCCAAAGAGCTACGGTGTTTACTGGCCCGAAGTCGTGTCCTACATATCTTGGCCAGTTTACAGGTATTTCAAAGGGGGGAATAACCTGAGTGGTAGAATCAAAGGCATTGTAAATCATACCAGCCGGTCTGCTGAAACGGCCTCTATGAAACATCTGGAACTTCCAATCAGGCATAGAGGCTTTCATCCGGTCATATTCCACTCTGGGGAATAAGGGATTTTCAGTAGAGTCGAACTGAATAACATCAATATCGGGGTCTGTCTTATTAAACCACGGGTCATATATCTCTGTCTTGAGCCATCCTAGCCCATACAGGGTAGTAGTATATAGCGTCCTTGCTTGATGGATAAGTGTACGTCTTTCATAGGCTTCGTGTGTTTCTCTCTTAAACTGCTTCTGACCGCAATTAGAGACGAGAATACCATCCGCTATATAGTTGTGGTTTCCTTCAACCTCAAGATTGTAGACGAAACCATCTTTAGACAACCCTCCATCCAAGTCTCCACCATGTGATTTGAGAAGTGAAGATATGTCCATCCATTGAGAAAATACCATTCTTTCTTGTGAGGACTCGCTACATTTCCGACTTCTATGGCAATCTTTAGTGGTAATATCGCCACATCTATCTTGTAGGAGTGCGGAAGCCAACCCTTGCCTGTCGCTACCACATATTCGCTGGAACATCCGAGAGCCTTCGCCAACCACTCCTGTCTCCAACTCCTCGGTCTGCCATTGCCCCCTAGTTCCCACAATCGTTGTTTCGTCATATGCCTTGACTGTCGTGTCTGTGATTGTGCCGAATGCGAGGAAAGTTCTCCCCCAGTCTGTCCCCAAGGGCGATTGGCTAGATTGGCATACCTTTGCCTCTGGCGTTCTGCTATTGCCTGCCCGTGCTCTGGATGCTCCTGAAAGTGCTTCTTCAAACTGGCAGATACTCTCGCATCGTGTTCCTGAGTCCGATGTCTGGCAGATTTCCTCATCTTTCGGAGAGTCTCTTCTGAATGTTTGAATCCTGCTTTTCTCATCTTTAATTACCTCCGCCCTAAGTATAGCATAGTTAGCAGAAGTAATCAAGTTATCAGCCCTTACATAACCATCTTTAGTCCAGACCTTATGGTTGCCTGTTAATCTCAGATTGCCTATCCTTAGAAGTGGTTTTCTTTGAGGGAGTTTTATCCACCGAACAATAGGTTTAAGACTCCATTCGTTATTAACGGTATCAAACGACCAAACCCGAATATGTAATTGCTTATCAACTATTTCAGAGATTGGCAAACTACCAACTTCAGTTTCTATTAAAGTCTCAGGAGCTACGCACTCATCCAGCCAACCGCCTTTGACAGTTGCCGATTCCATTGATTCTGGATTCTGAGCAGAACAGATTATAATACGAGTAGGAATATCGGCGTCAGGGAAAAGAACATAATCAGTTTCAGACCGCCTTGTTTGCTTGCTCCAGAAAGTAAATAGTTTTCTCTGCTCGCTGTAAGTTCCGTAGTGGAATAGGTCTTCAAAAACATACAAAAGCTCTGGCAATAACTTGAGGGATAGTAATGGGAAAGTAGCAGTCCCAACAATGTAGTCACCTGGCCCCTTAGTCCGTATCTCCCTATCTAACCAGTGTGGACCATAGCAAGTCTTACCACCCTGACTACCAGCCAGCATAGCAACCTTCCGCTTCTTTGACCTGTGCGTTCTGGTCTGCCCTGGATGGAAGTTCAAACGCAGAGTGCCGTCCTTAATCTCACGGAAAGGCGGTGCTTTAGTTGCTGTTGTCATTCAGTTTTTCCTTATACATCCTATCCATACAACGATGATAGATTTTCAATAGGATTTTCCCAGTATCCCTTTTCTTAGCTACTTGCTTTTTCACGCTAGAATCCCCTTAAACTCAAAGTGAGCTATATTACCCAGTATCTTTTCATTCAGTGTACCACATAAAGGGCAGGGCTCCAAATGCTTATTATCAGAATACAGTTTGCGTTTGGCATATTCGTGTCCACATTTGCGACATTTGTATTCATATAAAGGGATACTGCACCACCTTCCTGCGAACATTCAGAGACCTGCCATCTTTTCTAGTATGATTATCCACAAAGTTAATAAACATTTCGGCCTTTGATTTTTTATCTGATTTAAGGTATCGCATCACTTTCTCTAAAACAAATTTCGCCTCTCGTTGTCTATTCACTTCTATTCTATAACAAGGCTTATTCTTTGTACTTTGAAGGCATACAGTGTAAAAAACAAGCCATTCATCTAGAATGCGTTTTACTTCACACAATATACCATCATCAGTATTAGTAACTTGAACTCGGCAAAGATGAGTCCCATTCTTTCGCTGAAGACGCACCATAATACATCCCTCGCCATCAATTATACCAGCTAACCAAGCAACATCAGTGTTTTTAACTAGCACTATCCCCTCCCCTTAATTCATATTAAGCTCAACCCACTTACGCCAGTAGAGTTCTTCGTGAACATAATACTGCCAGTCTATGCCAGGCTGACCTACCAGCACAATCAACCCCATCAATGTCATATACTGTGTCGCCCTACTTGCCCTAAACATCTTTTGCCTCTATCAATGGCTCTACTATCTCTGGGGGATTAGCTGATACGCCACCTGTCGTAGGCATCTCAAGAATAAGTGGCCCTACTGCTACATAGCCAGCAGGTATATCATTATCTGGGTTATCTTTTGAGAGCAAAAACTTTTTAAGAAGCACTGCCTTTGCCTCTTCTAATGTAGGTGCACTACTATCGCTATGTGCCCTTTCCTCATTACCTAAATATATAATGAAATACTTTTGGTCTTCAAAACATTTATAGCCAGTTAACGATTGATATTGCTGCACATAACCAAACATCGTGCCATACTTACTAGTTAGGGCATAAGTGGTAAACTTCTTGTGAGGGTGGTAGCTATGCTCCCTTGTAATTTCCTTCCACTTATAGGGCAACTCCCTATCTACCTTTATCACTAAGCCATTCTCATGGAGATATGCCCATAACGCAGCAGGATAATCTGTATATTCCTCTATTCCCTTCCTTATCTTTTCTTGTTTAGTCATAATAACCTCCTTTGTAAGAAGCGGGGTTGAGGTTTCGGTTGAAACCCTGGCGTGGCAACCAGGGAAAGACCGCCAGTACAAACCCCGCTCCTATAAAAGTGCACTGGAATTATCTACCTGCCTTTCTCCTCTATCTCCTGTGGCGTTGCTAACGGTATGACCTCTCTCTTACAAACATAACAATATCCTAGCGTTACCCTCTTCCCACATATCGGACATATCAGCACTTTCATCTCAATCTCCTTTTTGTAGTTGAAAAATACTCTGGTGACATACTATAGTCCTCTCGTCAAACGATTTACGGTTCCCCTCTCATTCCAGGGGTATCACTTTATTAGCACTCTGTACCCGCCCTGATTACCGCCCTACTGCTTCTCATCATAGGCAGAGCACCAGCCATGCCATACTTATCAGGACAATAGCACCGGCTAACAAGCAATCAATCTTACCGGCTCTCATTAAAGTATATCCTCTATTCTACCCACGTCCCTTGAAGTTATGACCTGCCTCTCAGCAGGACGCACTTTACTTTGAAGCTCCTCCTCGGTTCTGGCTGATGTGTAAAAGCCACACGGATTACACCCAGCCCAATAATACTGTGACTCAACACCACCACGGCCTTGCTCCAATTCCTGTCCACATTTAGGACAATTCATATCCACCCCCTATATGTAGTGTCTCCTCTACCTACAGCACCCCCATACTAAATAACATTAGCACAAAAAAGATAACATCTCCTAATTCCATATCTACCTCCTGTCATTGTGTAGTTATAAACTTAATCAATGCCCAGATTATTAAACCTGTTACTGTAAACCCAGACACCACCGACACAAGAATGACCCCAAGTAAACCTAGTGCCTTAATCATGTCCTTCACATCTACCCCCTATATATAGTATATCCCCCATCATTAGCACCACCATATATTGTGGGACGCACTATAACTATTATGTCAACTTGTCCTGTTCTCATACTCGACACTGAAACTAAACCCGTTAATACCCAGGGCGTTAGTACCAACTGAGTCATTGTAACACTTGACTTCATCCCAGTTATTCTCTAGCTTGTCAACCTCTCTGCGTAATGATGCTATAACAGCAACCTTCGCCCTCTCGTCCACACCCTCCACTTTTCTAGTCATTATTCTCCCTCCTTTAGTAGTTCTCTAGCTTCGCCCTCTATCACCTGGGGCGTGCCCTCTCCCTCATTGAGCACAATCTCAACGTGGGTGATAGTAACAGTTTTCCTCTCGTTGATGTCAACCCGGGTCCTGTCTTTCCTGCCCCACCGGTCCGGGTGCCTGCGTTCATTAACAGTGATAGCTAGATAACCGTCCTTCTTTTCAATGGCAGCATTGCGAGCCGTTTGCACCATTAAGTCCTCGGCATCAGCTTCGGCCCTTTTTATTGACTCTAACAGCCTTATATATATACTGTCCTCGGTAGTCAAACCGTTATCCTGGTCTTGTCTAGCTTGTTCAAGCCAATAGTAGTATGTTGGTTCAGCTATACCGACAAGGGCACAGGCCACAATAGCATAGTTCCCCTTGCGGATATACTCTGATAGGGCTTCAATCATACCGTTGTTTAGTTTTCTAGGTATCGGTCTTTTAGTCACTTCTTTAGTAGTCATCTTATACTTATACTTTAACTTAAACTTAACCTTTAACTTATAGCTGAGTGACTACTGTATGCACTCATTACTAGGTATGGATTAGGTATGGATTATTTTAGTCTCAATAACTGGTGATTTTGTGTACTAATTTTCAACCTCTGTAAAAAGTAGCAATATTTTAACTAAGCGTTAGGTCGGCGTTAGGTCACCTTTAGGCCGGCGTTAGCGTCAAGTTTTCTCAGATAATTCCGCATCATATCGGTAAATCTTTCTTGCCGGTTACAGTGGCGACAACGTAGCTCTATGTTGTCCGGGTCATTATCCCCGTCAAGGAAGATGGGTGTTTTGTGGTGGAACTCAAAGGATATAGAGTCCTTGCCGTCATACTTACGGCCAAGCTCTGAGGTATACTCAACAACGGCAGGCTTACCGCCTCGCTGTGTTACTGTCCCGACCTTACCGCATACCTGGCACGTTGCCTTGTCCCTCTCAATAACGAGCTGCCTCACCTCGACAGGCATTGTCCTTCTCTTCATACTTTATAACCTCACTAACAGTATAAGCACAAAGAAGCCCGGGTGTCAAGTATTACCCTGTGGGTCGCACTATCAGTTGACAATAACATATCTGGAGTGATACCAAAGTATCATCTTGTAAGCGTTATGTAAACAAACTATTGACAGCAAGTAGGACAGGGTATATATTGAGAGCATAAGTCCTGAGCTGGGAAGCCAGGCAGTCAAAAAGGAAGGGACAAAATGAAAGTCCGAAACATGACAAGCAATCGCACAGGCCGGGAAGTGCCGAACCAATTTGACATCGTAGACGATAATGGAAACATCTACTTTCAGAGCTACCGAACAGTTATTGTAGCAATCAAGAGCGGGGTAACATACCTTGATACTCTCTGGGACTACTCCAGAACTACCGGCAAGTATCGTAACCAGTTTCTAGGAGAGACACGCAAGGAAACAGAAGCCAAGATAAAAGACGGGACATATATTGTAACCGACCTTAACAGCTAGGTATAGACAGTTAAATAAAACAGAAAGGAGTTAGACAGATGATAAACAGTAGGAATTCAAAAGCAGTCTTTACAAGTGAGGTTGCTGGGACTAGGTATACAATAGCTAGTTGGTGGCAGGTAGACAAAGAGGGATACGCACTAGCTGGGCCAAACTCATCCAAAAAGGGATTAGCAAGGGAAGTGGCAATACTCAATCGGCTTATGAAATCAGGTCAATATACAGACAGGCCATAGTTAGCTATCGGCAACCGCTCATCAGCTTATGGTGGGCGGTAACGGATAAGCTATCAAATAAAGAAGGGGGTAAACTGAAATGAACAAGGCACAGATACTTGACCACTGGAGAGGAATCAATCCGGGGCAACCGATAGCTATTAGTGAGGTAGCATATAAGCACACCGGCAGCACCTATGCTGAGGATGGCATCAGGCTAACGGGTAGCCAGGAGTTTATTGACAGCATACTATCACACCTTAAGGACTTACTGGACTATGAGAACGACAGCACCAGGTTACAGCTAGTCTATAAGCAATCAGTGGATAAGGACACAGGGCTACCACTGGCAAGTTATAACTGTTATATACAAGTACACGAGAGAGGCAGGGAAGCTCAGATAATGAATAGCATTGTAGCAGGAGCTCGACAGCGACAACTAGCAAGGGCTATCTAACCCCTTGCTACTGCCAGGCTAGTCCAGCCTATCAAGTAAGATATTGAGGGGCTACCGGCTAGCCTGGTGGTGGCGAGGGAAGTAAATAAAGGAGGTGGTGAGATGAGTCAGTTAGTAACAGACATAACTATCGCAGGGTTAGCGATAACCTTCTTGCTCTTGACCCTGATATACTGGACTGTTAGATATGAGTTCAGTATCAAGAAGCAAGTAAAGAAATGGAGGGGATATGACTGAACTACTGGAGCAAATGCAACAGCTAATAAAACAGGCACGGCATGACGGCTATCAAGCTGGACTATCTAAGGGCTACGAGCTGGGCTGGCAGGCTGGACAGGTGGAGAAGTCTAACCGGGCTATGATTGATGACAAGGAGATAGCCGACAATATGAAGGACTACTGGATGCACCAGGCAGACGGAGCCGAGAAATAAAAGGGGGTAAGATATGACCTATGTAATAGAGGGGAGAGCAAACACGGTGACCAAGCACAAGGCACTAATCTATCAGGGTAAACGGCCCTTACCTATCAGTCAATACGGCAGAGTTATGCTGTATAAGGGGAGGTTATGATGAACTATACTAAAGGGGAATGGAAAGTAACAGGAACTGGAATAGGCGACTACTTCATTGAACCCCTGATGGCACGAGTACCAAGAATAAATGACGCCCAACTCATAGCATCTGCACCTGATTTGTATGAGGCACTGAAGGCAGTTGATGATTACCTATCAGCTCCGTATCCTGAGAATATGAAACTAAAGCAAATAGCTGCGGATAAACTAATCTCAGCACTGGCTAAAGCGGAGGGAAAATGAAACCAATCAAAGTAACAATCAGGAATGTTGATGAGGAGACCTATAACAAGGCAAGGCAATTAAGTATCAAGCTCAAGGTAGGTATAGGCTTCCTGGTTACTGAAGGGCTGAAGAAAGTAATCAAAGAGAATGCTTGACAAAGTTGTTGATATAGTGTATGCTAGGGTTACTATGGCAAAGTATGATAGTATGAGGAAGCTGGAACGGAACAAGATGCTAAGGGAATATACTCTAGCACACCCGGAGTTATCACTCAAGGAGATTGGTAAAGCCTTTGGTATCTCAACTAGCAGGGTATCTCGTATCATCAGTAGCGTACCTGAGACGCACTAGAACCAACGACAGAGGCATTAACAACACCAGTAATAGTAACTAAGAAAGGAGGTAAATCGTGGCAGAACTAGAGGAACAAATCAAGGTGGTGGCTAGGGGTAGAGCTATAGTAGCGGATTTAACTGCTGTCAAAGGTAGGCTCTATGATAAATGGGTAGAGGATAACAAAGAGCACCTTACTGCTTTGAGGGACACTAGGTTGACAGTCGAGGAAGCCGAAGCCAAACTAAGGGAACTCACGCTCCAAGCCTATGCCGAGACAGGAAACAAAGCACCGGCACCAGGGGTAGGCATTAGAGAGCGGACAGTCCTGACCTATGATGGCAAGGTTGCCTTTGATTGGGCAAAATCTCACAAGATGGCACTCCAGTTAGACAAGAAAGCCTTTGAGAAGATAGCCAAGGCCGACACCCCAGACTTTGTTAAAGTCAGCACTGAGGCAATAGCTACTATCGCAACTGAATTGAAGGTGGAATGATGCACTACTACCCAGAAGATATAAGCCAAGAGAACCTAAAGAAGCTGATGAGAGCTAATGTATGTGCTGAGTGTGGTAGAGAAGTTAGGTTATTCTTAGATGCCGATAGTAAAATATACATAGCTTGCTCAGGCGGTAGACACGAAGGCATAGCAAGGGAATACACACCACCAATAGAAGACTATCAATCAAATATAAGGAGGGAAATAGAAATGGAACAAACACAGGGGAGAGAAACATCAAGGGAACTAGCTACTATCCCAAAGCAGGGACAGCTTACTCAGCCACAGGCAGAGAGAATACTAAGCCTCGTCTATCCTAATGCTACGAAGGACGAGATACTAAGAACTGCTATCTTCTGCCAGGACTTCGGACTCCATCCACTAGCCAATGAGGTCTACCTTATACCATTCAAGGGTAAGAATGTAATGGTAGTTGGCATACCGGCAAGCCGTAAGATGGCACACGCCTTGAAGGGTGACTTCTCATTCCTTGATGACAGTCCCAGAGCAGCCAATGAGGAAGAGATTGTCAAGCAGTTCGGTAAGGATAGCGAGGAAGCTGATGCCAATATCATTTCAATTACCAAACTTCAGGGAGTAGGCGGTAACTTAGCCATTGGCTTCGGTCTATATCCTAAGAAAGATAGCCCTTATGGAACTGATAAGGGTAACACCCGAAGGAATATGGCTAACATCAGGTCAGAAAGGCAGGCTATGGATAGGCTGCCAGGGAGAGCCTTGCCTAGATACGAGGTCATTGATGCTACTTATGCCGAAGTGCCTGACGTTGGCAAGGTAGATACCAGCACTGGCGAGATTGTGGAAGAGCCAGTCGAGGCAGAGTTCAAGGAAGTGGTGGAGAAGCCTGAACCACAAACAGAAGCCACCAAATCAAAATCTAGCCCTGTTGTTGAGGAAAGTAACAGTAATCCACCTGAACCAGTAGGAGGTATTGACCTAGACTGGCTGAAGGAATCGGCTAAGAGTATCAAGTGGACAGAGAAGACCCTAACAACTTGGATTGCTGCAAAGTTTAAGGTTAAGGGGGGATTGCTTGAAGATGTGGTTGCTGGACTAAGCCCAGAACAACGCAAAGACGTGGTTAAGGAAATTCAAGACAGAGTTGATATGGCGTAGTTTACCCCCTGACGGACTAGGCAGGAGTTGAGGTTCCTGCCTAGTGGTGAGAGGAGAAACAAGATGCCAGCACCAACAAAAGTAAAAGAGGGACAGTGTGAGGGGTGCTACATATTTATAGGTGGTAAAGAGGAACCCTGGTGGGAACTGACTGAATATAGAGACCACAAACTTTGTAGCTGGTGTATAAACTCTTGGATGAGGAGAGAGGAACTGGCTGGTCGTGAGATAACTTTTGAAGAATTTACTACGGGGAAGGTAAAGAAGGATGCCTAGAGGTAGATTTTTAGACCGAGACCTGTCAACCAACAGACAATACTGGTCTTTGCCATCAGATACCAGGAACTTCTGGGACTTGCTTATCCTGTGGCTGGACGCTGAAGGCAGGATGGATGGAGACTTGAAGATTATTAAGGGTATGGTCTGCCCCCTGGCTGACTGGTCTTTAGTTGATATAGAGAATATGCTTCAAGAGATAGTGAGATTGAAGCGTACTAATGGACTGGGTTGGATTGAAAGGTACAATGTTAATGGTACTGCCTGTATCTGGGCTAGTGGCTTTGAGGAACACCAGAAAGGATTGAACAAAACAAGGGAGGCAAAGGGTAGGTTCGGCTACTCTAATATTCCACCACCACCTAAGAAGCTATTGAGTAAGACTGGGGCTGTGCCGGTGATAGAAGATAATAGTTTCATAGAGGGGCTACGCCCTAAGTATCCTCATCTTGACCTTGATGTGGAGTGGGAGAAGTGTAAGCTGTGGTGGAGTGAGGGAAACCGTGAGATGAAAAGACCTAAGTCTGCCTTCCTTAACTGGCTCGGTAAGGCAAGGGGAATTAAGCAACCAGAGGCGAAGCAGGTCAAAAGAGAAACCAATGAGGACAAAATGGAGGGCTTTAATCCTACCACCTGAATATAAGGGAATTTATTAGACTTAATGGGGGAGTAGATATGAAAGTAATACGCAAAGACAGTGAAGATTTTGATGATACAGACGAACTGATGGCTCAGAATATCACAGAAGCGGTATGTGACCAGTTCAGTGATTGGATGGCTGAACCAACTCCGTTTAATCTAAAGTCGGATATTTACTACCGAGTTCGGAAAGCACAAGAAGATGGTATTGAGATTTAACTATTAGAGGGGTTAGAAGGATAGATAGAAATAATGACAATACCAATAGAAACTTGGTGGTTACCACGACCTAGTAAAAGTAAGTATCCTGGGAGTTTCCCTTTACACTTTGAGAGTAAATTATTTCAGCTTTACCCCGTATTCCCATATTCACGGATACTCCAACCATTCGGGGGTATGGCATTATACGGCAAAAGATGTGATATAAACCCAGACACAGACCCCGACTATTGTTGCGATGCCCACAATCTACCATTCCCTAATAACAGCGAGTTTGACTTTGTCTTACTAGACCCGCCCTATAGCGATGATTATGCCGCTCAGTTATATAGGACAGGGAAACTACATAAAAAGAAATACGTCTCTGAGGCTGTAAGGGTTTGTAAGCCAGGTGGATACATCGCTCACTATGATATTGTTCTAAACCCACGACCAGAAGGTACTGGATTTGATAGGATTATAGTTGTATTAACAAGGATGTACCACAAGCCCCGAATATGCTGTATTTATAAGAAGGATAGATAAGGAGGTAACAGATGCTAAAAGAACAAGTGGCAAAAGATAAGTTGCTATTTAACCTAATCCGTAATGAATTAGAAGCTATAATCTGGAGAGTTTTGAACAATGAGAGACTTGATAGAGACCAAGAAATTACAGAGAAGTACGCTCTAACCTTAGATGAGTTTTCTGATACTATTCTTAAAAAAATATCTCCCCAAATCCTCAATCTCTTCAAGGCAGAAGTAGATAAACTGACAGTGATAGGGGTTATGGAAATGCCACCAATATTAGAGAAAATAATGAAGCCTCATAATATACCAAACACAGCAGAGAATTACGATTACTTATGGACAGAGCGTGTGGTGTTGGTGAAAGCCCAGTTACAGGACACCAAGAAACAACTATTAGGAGGGATGGGATAGCTGTGGGAAATATAAAAGTAAACACTGATAAGTGGAAAGCTGTCTACAGACCATTTACTAAAGAAGAAAAGAAGATAATGGCTGAATCTGATAGATTTTATTTGCTTGAAATAGAAAGGGAAAGACGAGAGAGAAAGGTAGCACTTGCAAATATACCTAGAAATAGACTGCTTGATTAAACACCTATTAGACTTAATGGGGGAGTAGATATGACAAGAGAAGAAATTAGAAATGAGATAATAGGCATACTTAGGGAACGCAATAAACTGCTAATAGCTAATGGGCAAAATCCGAAAGCAGAATATAGTGCCGACCAAATCATTGACCTTTTTGATAAGGCTGGTTGGGAATCACCAGAAGAAATAGCGAGGCAAGAGCAAAGATTCGTTGAGTCTGAAAAGATACTAAATCGTGAGGCCGCTTTTGAGGAACAAAGATTACATGCTGAGGTTGAATACTGGAAGGGCAAAAACTATAGATTGGGTTAATAGTATAAAGTTTAACGATTAGAGGGGTTAGAAGGATAGATATGGCAGAAGTAGGGAAATGTAGCCAATGCCCCAATGAATATGAGCCGAGGTATTATGATGTGCTTGGTTCTCATATTTTAGTAGGTCAAGGTCTGTGTCCAGACTGTGCCCAGAAAGCCTATGATGATGAGGTAGCCAAAGAGAAGGCAGCACAACAGGCTAGTATTATGGGTGTAAGGCGACAGCGTAGACAGGACTGTGGCATACCCACCAAGTTTATGAATCAGGACTTTAGCACCTTTGAGAAGGGCTGGCAGGATAAGGCGTTCAAGTTGTGCTGGGAGTATGCTGAGGCTTTCCCTGTTGACCGCAGACCTACAGGATACAGGAGTTTATACCTGTGGGCATCGGGCAATAAGGATAATCCTTCAGGGAATGGCACTGGTAAATCCCACCTATCCTATGCTATTGCTCACCGCATACTGGATAGGTGGACAGGTGAGAATGATAAAGCCTGTCCGAGAATTATCTGTCTGAGAGAGCAAGAACTATTCAGGCAGATACAGGCTACCTATAGCTTTACTCAAGAAGAGAAGCAGATGAGGGAATCAGAGGATGATATTATCAAGCAGATAATCTATGCTGACCTTGTAGTAATTGATGATGTCGGTAAGGAGGTCAGGGCTAACTCAGACTTCGTGAGGAAAGTTTTGTTTTCTATCATCAACGGAAGGTATGATGCTGACTTACCTCTAATCATCACAGCCAATCTATCACCAACTCAATTAAAAGCACACCTTGATAAGCCACCAACAGAGGCTTCTTACAGCAGGTTTCTTGAAATGACCAAGAAGCAGTCGGTCTTGATGGATGGTAGGAGTTATAGGAGAGGATGATGAAAGTATTATTGACAGACTTAGATATAAGTAATCGGCGTAGACCATTCCCTAATCTAGCTTTGATGAAGTTATCAGCATATCACAAGGCTAGGGGGGATGAAGTGTTTCTAAACTTCCCTCTCTGTCAACCCGATATTACATACGCCTCTTGCGTTTTTAGTTGGCATAAACCAAGCTTAATAGAACCATCAGTCATAGTCGGGGGAAGCGGTATTGACCTTGATACTTGGTTGCCGAATGAAATAGAACACATAATGCCTGACTATTCCCTCTACCAAAACATTGACTTCAGTATGGGCTTTACTTCTAGGGGTTGTATTCGTAATTGCCCTTTCTGCCTTGTCCGCCGAAAGGAAGGTGGTATTAAGGCTTGGGCAAGTGTAAAGGAATTCCTTAATCCTTCGTTGAGGCGTCTGATCCTACTAGACAACAACCTCTTCGCTGCTGAGAATTGCGAGGATACGCTGAATGATTTGATAGAACTTCAGGTTGAAACTGACATAAATCAAGGGCTTGATATAAGATTGCTGACAGATAAATTAGTAGATTATCTCAAGCGGATGAAGGCTAAAAAGTATCGTTTCGCCTTTGACAATATAGCCTATGAGAAACAAGTTAGGCAAGGGATTGAGTTGCTATTGAAAGCGGGGATCTCACCAAGAAAACTAGCCTTTTATGTTTTAGTGGGATTCCAGAATGATGAAACTGCCGTGGATAGAATGAAACTACTGGCTTCTTATGGTGTGGATGTTTACCCAATGATATACAAAGGGCAAGATGGCAAGGAGCCAGCAATGAAAAGCAAATGGGATGGCACGATATTCTGGCACGGCAGTAGGGATAATATCAGAAAGTTTTTAAGGGTAGTGGGTAGACTAGAATAGTTGGGGCGATAAAGTAGTTATGACATATTCGGATGATGTTATTAAGTTAAATCCTGAGCTGGCTAAGATGGCAGATTGTAAGCCAGCTAGTAAGTATAAAAATGTGAGAACAGAAGTTAAAGGATTACGCTTCGACTCAGGTAAAGAGGCAGCGGAGGTAAGTAAGTTGATTATGTTAGAGGAACGGAAACAGATTTTTGCTCTCCGTCTACAGGTTAGATTCCCTTTACCCGGGGGCATAGTCTATGTGGCTGATGCGGTCTACCTAGATGAGAAACTAGAACCAGTGATACTTGATGTTAAGGGTGTTCGTACCCGTGAATACAAACTCAAGAAGAAACTATTTAAGGAAACATACGGAAAGGATATATTGGAGATATAAGGAGGGGATATGAATAAATTAGAGTGCCAACACATAGCTAATGAAATTGCGGATGAGGCTATTAGTGCATCAAGTGAATACCCGCCATTTCATAGTCCCCACGAGGGAATAGCTATCATACTTGAGGAATTTGAGGAGCTTAAAATAGAAGTATTCAAGAAGCAAGCATCATATAATATGAGGCTGATGAGAAAGGAAGCGGTACAACTGGGAGCTATGGCTCTAAGATTTATATATGACCTTACATAACGATTATAGTGAGTCCCAGACATAATGTTAGGAGGGTAAATAATGGACTGGAAAGATACAGTGATGGACGCTAAGGGCATAACAGAAGCTATAAATAGGGTTTACCCTAGCGGGACAGGAACATATCAGGTAAATGTAGCTGACAGGGCAATAGCTAAAGCCCAAGCAGAAATCACAGGGAAGATTATGTATGATGATGGCTTCAAGGCAGGGTATGACGAGGGTGTTAAAGAAGGCTTGGGTGTGGATATGGCAGCATTGGAACTAGCTAAGAGAGCAGGCAGAAGGGAAGTGGTGGAGGCAGTACATCAATTATGCCCTCTCCTTCAGACTGGGCAAGATATACAGACTGTGGCTGGTAACAGTTGTAAGGGTGGAGATACTTCATATTTAATGCTGAGATTATTAGACTGGCAAGCCCAACTAAAAGAATGGGGTATAGAATGAGCACGAATAGGATTAACATAGAGAAACCGATATGGGGACACCAATCAGTAGGCGTAGCTGAGTGGCGTATGACTGCTGACATTATTGAGATTGATATTCTTTACAAGGATAAGAGTGGGAGAAAGGTCTACCCCCATCTTTACCGGATAGGCAGGGTAAAGGCTATGACCTACCCGGTACAAGTTGTGAAAGGAACAAGGCTAAGGATAATACCCCTGGCTGATTGTCAAGAGATAGTTAGCTCTGGGATTTACCCTCCTTGCTCAATAGAAAGTCAATCAGTTGTATAACAATCCTTCGGGCTGACTTACTCAGCTTTTGTATCTTACACCATAACTCCCACGAAGTATCGTTTGCCACATTACCACCATCCCATTATCTGCCCGATAGCTAAAACTAAGGTAGATACTACAACAGCAGTTCCTCCCCCATAACCGGCAACGGCCTTCTTGCTCACCTTGCTACTTGTGCGTTCAGCCAACTGAGTCTCGGCAATGGTTAGCCTCTTTGAGTGGTCGTCTAGGTGGTTGTTTATCTTAGCTAGATGTTCTTCCTGCTTCTCGGTAAGAGTCCAGATGTTATTTGTCCTCTCATCCAGCCTGATTAAAAGTTCATCCCTATTGGTGGGTGTTAGTTTAGCCATCCTACTTCTTTCCTTTCTGCCCTTCTATATATTTGGTTCCCCAAAAGAAGTGCCCGTTGATGTATCCGAATGTATAGCTTAACCAGAACCAAAGCAATCCTTTACAGCCAAAGAAGTAGAAGATAACCCAGCTTGTAACGAACCACTGAAACTGTATGAAATACTCATACTTGCGGTACACATCCCGATATATATAAGTCCAGGGTCTACCTCCAATCCTGCTCCACAGTTCCTTATATAGGCTCATCTCTTACAGTCCTTAATAAATCTCTCAATAGCCAGCACAATCAACAGGGATGTGCCAACCAGTTCTACCCACAATACTATCTGGTTGCTCTCATATATCCTCACTGCATCTTGTGTCTTAATTAGTATCAGGTGAAAGAGTATCCAGCCAAGTGCGGCTATGAGAAGTAGTCCAGCCCAGAGTTCCTTAAGTTTCTCCCACATTAGCTTCTCCTTATAATCCCTATTTCTTAGCTAGTAGTAGGTTTAATTTCTCATTGAAGAAAGGTTGCCAATACTCACGGTTACCATTAACCTCTGAGCTACATTTTAAACAAAGGCTAATGAGGTTATCCGATAAGCAATTTGCCTTTTCATAATCTATGTGATGTATAGATAGTTTGCGAATGCACTCAACTTCTGGCACTCCACACTTTTGGCACTGGTAATTATCCCTAAGACGGATTTGGTTTTTAAGTTGGTTATTAAATTCAATGGGATAAGGTAAAAATGATGCTCCTCCTCGCCAGTTACCATTTCCCGCCCCTAAACGCTCCATTGACATTGTTCGCTTTATTTCCTCAGAATGGGGTATTCCCATTCTGTTCTGATTTCCTTGCATTGCCAGTGCTACCTTTTGTCTATGTTCCCAACTAAGACAACGACCAGTTAAAGCTATTGATAGTTTCTGTCGCTGTTCGGTAGTCAATCCCCTACCTTTAGCTGACAGAGACATCTTCTGCTTAGTTTCATCCGTATGCTTTCTTCCAGAGAAACCTAAGTAGGGGCGATGACCTTTCTTTGCACCCCCTATTGGTTTATGTCCTACCTTGAACTCGGTAGCTGGAGATAGATGAATACCTTTTAGTCCCTTATTCCATACCAACCTTTTTCTCCAATTCAGCTATTTTTTGCTGCAAAACTGTTATCTCAGCAAAGGCATCCCTTACTGGTTCAGGTGGTTTTAGATATCCTTCAGTTATAAGCTCGGCTTCCATATCATTCCAGTTCTGACCGTGTAGCTGGTTAAACTCTGCCAAAGAGATAAGACCATATTTGTAGTATTGTTTTTCTAACTCCTTGTGAGTTTGTATGTATTCGGCTTTAATCTTTGCTTCAGTTACCATTTTATCCTCACTTAATATAGGCTATGATATCTACAGTGACCGCAATAGCAACATTAGTTATCCACTCTATTTTACCAGAGGTATCAGTGGCTACTAAGAGAACCTTATGTTCACCAGCTCCACAGTAAGCATAAGCACACCCACCGGCGTGAGAGGCATTACCAAGAAACTCATCGGTATCACCGTTTTTTCTGACAGCAAAGCTCAAGCCTGCAGAGTAAAACACCTTCAATAATACTAGGGTTGCCTGAGCACCAATAGTCCCAGACAAATCTAAATCAGTCCAAGCAGTAGGTGAAGTGCCACTAAATACTTGAGTTTCAGCTACGGTTAAGGCAGCACCACCAGAAGGTGCATCAACCTCAGCAGGAACTCCCGCTACACCCTTCCATATCTTATCTGTTGTGAGTGTAGGCATTTCAGCAATAAGATGCCTTGTTCCTTTTATCAGGGCATCCCCAGCAGCAGCAGGAGCAGCAAACTTGGCCTGACCTTCGGCATCCCTGACTACCATCTTTGAAGCTGTAGCAGCCGAAACTGCTCCATGAGCTGTTTGTAGGGCAGCGTGGGTTGTTAGGTCTCCAGCGACAGTGGTTACATTACTCTTTAGGGCTATATCATCTTCAGCAGAAGGAGCAGCCACTTTAGCACGGGCAGAAGCATCTCTGACTATAATCTTACTAGCCGTTGCTGCTGATACTGCACCGTGGGCTGTGGTAGTGTTTGCTCCGTGGTCATACATTACATTAGATGTCGGAGCCTTAGTAGTCTCAGCATCAGTTCCTCCAGCAGTATCATCAAGGTGGTCGGAGATACTAGCAGGCTGCTGGACTACCTTTGAGGAAGCATTTAGGGAAGCAAGTCCAGACGCAACAGCCTTACCCAAAATGGTCAATGTTTCAGCCAGTGTTTTCTTAATAAACACTCCTGCACCAGAAGCTATGAGGAAATCACTCACTGCTGTAGCCAAGGAATGTTTGATTTTCTCGGTGTCAAGTTCCTCTATTGCGGTCTGAACTGTAGTCGCAGCTATATCGCCTGTTGGAATGAAGGCAACTGAACCAGCATTAACGGTAGCAACACCTCCACTGGGAAGTGCTTGTGTTAGCCTATAATCGTTTGATTCTTGGAACTCCCCATTACCTTTATAAATAAACCTGTAGATAAGTTTGACTTCTGGGGAAAGGTTAAGAGCAGCCAAAATAGGTTGCACTTCCGCCCTCGCTAAGGCAATAACATTGTGGGCAGTAGCGGCGTGAGTCGGAATGATGTAAATTGGTCTGTCTATATCATTTGTGGCATATACCCACATACAGACAAAATCACTTGCCCCAACATTGGTAAGGGTATAGTTGTCGGTATCTAAATACTGGGGTTGAACCCCACTACCTGCGTAGGGCAAGGATGAAGCAACCCAAGTATAGATAGATGCACTTGCCTTATAAACAATCCTACAAGAATTGGTTTGTTGTGATACGACTGATTCTAAGTCCTCATCCCAGATAATGCCATTTTCTATTTGTAACTCATTATCAGTATCCGTAGTTGGTAAGGTTAAAGTAAGTCCACTTTCATACCTCAACCCTACCGTATAATGTGCCCAATCGTGCCAATTGGGGTTTCTGGTATAGTTGTGATGCTCCCTACCAACAGCACCACCTGTTCCGTTCCAGAAGACAGTAGCAACATAAACATTAGTCTTGAAATCGGGTAAACTATCAGTACACTTCAATGTCCCACTGGTGTCATCAAAGTAGAACCAGTACACAGTGTTATCTGTAAGAGTCTCATAGGTATCTATATCACAGGTGGTACTCCCAGATATTACTTTTTGAGTTCCATTAAACCAGTAAGTAATACCCGTAGCGACTGTAAGGATGTGGGTAGCATCAGCAAATGTAACTGCTCCTATCGTTTGAATTCCGTGCTTTTGCCTATAGCCAGGGTGGTCATCATCTAGCAAGGAAGCCGACGTCATTGCCAGCCCGTGGTCTAACTGTCCACCCACGCCAGAGCCAGCCGATTGATGAGTATGGTCTTTGGGGTCTTGTAGGTCAGCTAAATCACCAGACAACCCCTCAACACTTATCTCATCAGCACCACCATCCTCGTGTCGTGCTGAGTGGTCGCTTAATTTAATTGGTGTTTGCCCTGTTGTAAAATCAAACTGTCCCATTATCCTACCACCGTTCCTTCAATATATCTTTCTACACCATAGGCATCTACGTAGTGAAATCTTTCTTCAACTACTGCGTAAAGCCCTGCTAATTCACCTGACTTATACCCCCCATAATTCCTAAATAGAAGGTCATCATCAACATAGCTTGTCCAAGATGAACCCGAATCTGTTGAGTAGACACTATCCCCATTTGCATACTCGCCAGTGTGGTCTGATGCTACTCCTACATAATTTGATGAGTCACCGCCAGCAAGAAGTATTACGATAGCATATTCAGTTCCCGCTACTACTGCATAGGAACTATCATAAGTGCAGGTTATCCAGCCATAACTTGTGTCTAACGTAGAGCCAGCAAAGACAACGGAAATCAAATCACTGCCAGTAGGTAAGCTAGATGAGGTAGCTCTTAAGGATACAGTAACATTACCTATCGTCCCCACCTTTTTCAATGATAGTTGTGTGTATGTCAGTGAGTGGGACATCGTGGGGATAAAGGTCTGGGCTTCTCCATAAACACCATATAGCGAATTAGTGTGCGTTCTCGGCCCCTCATAATATTCAAATAATGCAGCCATTCTATGCCGCCTCCGTTGTGAAAGTTACTTGTACTCCGTAACCTGTTCCCGTAGTGTTAGTGGCATAAGCTCTAACATAGTATAAAGTCTCAGCCACTAGGCTTGTCATACTGCTTGTGAAAGCACCATCTCCAGTGGGTACTCCTTCGGTTGTTTTATCACTAGCAATAGTAGGACTCCCTGTTGTGTTGTAGCAAACTCCATGTTGTGTTGGGTTGGGGACACCCAAATCGTCTATAGTCCCATTCCCCGTAGCGGTAGTAGCTGCTATACTTGAAACAGCCTCAGTGCTTACAATGGGAGCACCTGGTATCCACACTGGCATTATTGCCTGCTTTTCTATGTGCCATTTGGGAACTACTTCCCTCCTAGCCATAAGATAATTCACAATATCTCTATAAGCAAAGAGCAACGAGTGTAAGTCTAACCTCAACCCATCATAAGCTTCTATTAAGGCATTGATTGATACTGCGTAATCATCAGCGGCATCAATAAAGGGTATTGCCCCTACCCCTGAAAGGGCAAGAGAGCCAAACCCAAACCTCATTGTGAACTCGCCAGGAGAGTATTGCCTAACGATGTATCCTACATTACCTGACCTGTCATCACCGACCCAAGAATCAGTTATACTCACATAGTCGAAGACTTCCTGCCCACAATTCATTGGGACAAAACCACTACCCCTTTCCGCCTCTAGTTGGTGGTGTTTGAGAATAGCGGTAGCTATAGCAGTACACTGGGCATTACTAACTGCTCTAATGTAATGAGGTGGACTTCTGAGTTCTATATCACCATCATTGGTGGTATCCGCTTTATAGCCAGTATAACTATCTGCGTGGTCTGGATGAGAAGACACCGTGACGTAGTTGGGAATAACTATTCTTTTTCTAACAGCTTTCGAAAAGAAGTTGTGTCCTGTAACTACATCATTGTAGGCATACTGAGCGGTAGTACCTTCTGGTACAAAGAGATGGACTGCCCCATCAGCCTCAACCCTTAACTTAATACCCACCCAACCTACAAGCCTCTTGATAACCGATAATCTGCTTTCACCAGCCGCAATAAAAAAGTAGTCTTTAGGAGCATAGGTATCTACTGCTCCAGCCCCAGTATCCCTGCTATCTACTGTCAACGTGTAGTTTGTGCAATGACTGAACATTGGATACCCTGGGTCAGGTGCAAGAACGTACTCTATGATTTTTTGTACCGGAGAAACATATTGGTCAGATGCACTCCACGCAACAGAAGCCTTGTCGTCATCAAGGAAATCAAATATACCCTTCAATTCTAAGGTGGTTCTTATACTGCCACCAGTAGAGTCTGTTTTCTGAGCCACTACCCATAGTGGTGCACAGGCTGAATAGTTAGCACCATACCCATAAGAAATAACACCCTGATACCCCCTCAAATCTAAGGCAGATATGGTAGCACTGGAGTCTTGAACTACTACCGTAGCAGTTTGACTCCACTCCTGCTCAGTGTGGGTCAATGCCATTATCCTATCATCACCCGCATCAATGTAATAGGTGTAAGAAGTTGAGCCAGTTTTAGTAAGAGCAAGCCTTACCTTGGCATCACCCATTGCGAGTTGTGCTGCGGTTAATGTGTCCCCTAATACCCTCACAATATCTCCATTAAGGTAAGCAGATACTAGGAGCCTCAAAACCTCTTAGAGATTCTAACTCATCTTTTGCTCCCTCATATTTGACCTTTCCCCACTCATACATAAATCTCCAGACATTCGGCCCACCCTTGTTTATCTGGTTGATATATGCACTGGCTTTGTGCATAGCTGCCTTACCAGCTACCAGGTCAGCAAAGATACCTTCCAGTTTATAGTCAAGCGTATTGCTGATGAACCTGACTGTCGTGTCATCGGTAGTAGCATCCATCAATGGAGGGAAGAAAGACACGTCACTCTCACCGCTAGTAAGGGTTCTCGGGTAGTCGGCAATATAAATCCCCCTCACATTATCAATCTGGAACATATCGCCTTTGTAGATAACCTCATCAGCCAACATATCATCTACGTGGATTGTAGTAAGTCCGGCAGCATAGCCAGCTACCAGGTCTATCTTGCCAAGCACCGTAGTCAACTGTGACATTTTATGCTGTAGGGCAAAGTAAACCCAGACCTCATCACTGGCAGAAGCATTCTTGGTATCATCGGGCTCGGCATCTACCTTTAATCGGATGATATGATTCTCTTGAATCTCCCAATCACCAGGATTCAGATATGATGGAGGGTCCTGCAAGATAGGGTATTCTATTTTATCAATATAGAGCCAGTCAAAAGCCCTTCTGCCCAATGCCCCATCGACAGCTTGGTTAGCATTGATATTTATTTCCTTGCTATCGGTGCACTCCTTGTTGAATATCTGGTACGGCTCATCACCATCGGGGAATATATCTTTGCTGAGAACAAGCTTATTGTCACTCACGGCATATTGGGCATCAGTAACCACAGCCCACGTTCTATCCTCTGAATTATAAACCCACTTCCCCGCATCGGTAGTAAGGAACTGTTCAAGTTCGGTATCTACAAGGGAGTTAGCCGTATCAGTGTCAGCCGTTCCCCTTCTACTCTCCAGATTAAACTCACACTTGTAGATGTAAGGATGATACTGAGATATTTCCCTTAATGCCTCGGTAAAGTAAAGTAGAATCTCAGCATCAGTCCAGACAGCGTTCCCAGTATCCTGTAACTTAAAAGATATTAGGTCAATCATCGTTGCATAGGTTTCGGGATAAGCCATAATTTACTCCTCCTATTTACTCCACCATCCCTTTATTAATGCACCAGTTCCAGCAATAAACTGCTTTGTCAATCCAGCAACTCCCTGAGCAACTACCCCTAAAGTTCTTGAAGCCGTCAGAGTAGTATTTAATACAGGAGCACCGATGGCTATAGCGGAAAGCGTCTTACCCATCCCTTTTAATAGTTGTGGGACACCGATAGATGTGGCTGCTATTGTCAAGTAGTGCGTGGTTGCCTTGGTCAACGCCGATACCACAATAGCTGTAGCCGAGATAATTTGTTGATAGGTAGCCACTTTAGCGAGAGACGCTATTCCCAGAGCCACCGCATCAAGAGCCTTGCTGAACATCTTAGCAGTAGAGAGGACGGCGACACCTATAGCCGTGCCATCTAAGGTCAAGAACATTCCCTTATTCATCACAGGCAAGGCAACTGCAATAGCGGATAGATTTTTATGGAAGGTAGACATCTTGGAGGCTAAGGACACACCAACGGCAGTTGCTTCCAGAGATTGATAATAAGTTTGAGCACCAGCTGCTACCTCATTAAAATCGGCTTCGTGAACCATACAGCCAGCAGTAACAGCTTTGGTAGAGTAGAATCTTACCCGCATAGCAGTAACAGATTGGGTGCTACCTATTGCATACTCTACAAACTGACCCTCAACGATAGCCCCAGAGTAAGTGTTGTGCCAAGCACTGCTATAATAGGCATCTACCTCAATAGCATTTATATTAGCTCCACCGATGCTTACCCATATCTGGACTTTATCGCAATCTAAGGCAGCATGGGTCAGCTCAAGGTTGTCAGTATAATCACCTTTGAGGGCAGAGGCATAAGCGTATGTGCCAGTATTCTCATCATAAGCCAGTGCCTCGTCAGTCCATACACTACCACTGTCAATAAAGCCAGTAGGACTTATCCAAGCCATTTAAGCTCCTTATGTCTGCTCAAGCGTTATGGTGAACTCAATCTTGTCGCCATTTGCTAAGGCAATACCAGTGAAGTCTCCGTGTATGACCAAGTTGCCAGTAGTAACGGCATCAAATAGCCCAGTATTGGTAATTGTCTGTGCTGATGCTGATGTCATTAAAGCTACCCACTGGTTTTTGTCAGCTAAAGGCTGGGTTTCAGTTCCTACTATTCTTGTCTCGGCTGCCTCAGTGAACAATGTGGTATCACCCTTAGCTGCCGTGCCAGCACCAGTTCCCCACCCGATATAGCAAGCGGTTTGAGCTTCTATAGCATCAACGACTACTTCCTCACCTGCCTGTGTGTAGATAGTTGCCATTAGTCTTTACCTCCCGATATTATTCCTAAGTCCTCTATCGTGCCATCTTTTCTTATGACTCTGGCACTGATAGTTCCTTTGGGTTTAGCAGATACAGGAATCACATTGCCAGATGAGCCAGTTTGCCTACCCCAAAGAGCTTGTCCTAACTCTGCCTTCTCGTGTGGCTTAGGGATTATAATTTTAGCCTTGATTAACAATTTCCTTATTCTATTCATCTACTTATACCCAACAGTTACTTTACAAGTTACAGTAGATACATCAAGATAGATACCAGTAGAGAACTCAATTGGTGGGTCAAAGATGAAATGACCATAACCAGCAGCGGGTATATCAAGCCCCCACCTATCAGTCCCACCGTTAGCAGTGCTGTCATTAAGTTCTATAGCTAAAGCTGCCGAGTCCGATACTGTTAGCCAATAAACAACACCGGGAGTAGCCTTCACGCTGGTATCTCCTATTAAGACACCACTATTTAGAAGACCTCTACTACGAGGATACCCCCTGCTAACTATCGGGACATTGATTACATCTCGGTCATACCACCTGATAACTAAAGTGGCACTTGTTGAACCAAGTCGGATAAACCTGAGATTGGTGAGGATTGACCGCATACTGTCCCCAAATACCTGTAGCACATCACCCGGGTCAAGCACTGGGTCTGAGGTTGTGGCAGCACCACCATCTTGATGATAACAAACAGGTGCGGTTAGAACAGTAATTGCTGCTTGCCTAGCCCCCAGCAGTTCGGATGCTGCCAATGTGGGGTCGGCACTGGAAAGTCCTATTGAAGTTCCTGCTACTGTTAGAGTGCTCTCGTCAACTATATTAAGAGCCATTTGATTGTACCTCCTACTACCTACTTACCTCCGCCTCTCTGATTTTATTTGGCGTGAGGTTATGTTTTCTTGGGCTTCTTCTCACCCTCGGCTATCATTTTTCTAAGGTCGCTTGATGGTGTAGTTCTAGCTATCTTTGCAGCCTCAGCACTATAAGAATACGGAGTGTCACCACGCTTCATAGATAGAGCTTTCCCAAATAATTTCAACTGACTAGAACTATAAGGCACTTCACCACTTCCCTATTTATTGTATTTCTTCCTATTAGTCTTTAATGATGTGACTCTTAAATTTGACCTATTATTAGAACCACCATTAGATAAAGACTTCTTATGGTCTACTTCTCTGCCATCACCATTTTTCAAACCTAACTTACGCCTGGCAATATTCCGTTCAGACCTGTTCTTAATCTGTTCTGGTTTGCCATGATATTCTCGGTATTCTTTTTTATAGTCTCTTTCTCCAGCAAGACTGCGTAGTTCACTTGTTGCCATTTCACGCATCATCTTATGTGCTTGCCCATTAGAAGATTTAGGAGTACTACCTTCTTTCATGGATAAAGCTATCTTGGCTAAATGGCTTCTAGTCGGCATTACATCCCCTCTGCCTGTATTTTCTTCATTGTAGAGAACCTCTTGCCCTCTGGTTGTTTCTTTGCTAATTTAGTTATATTACCAATAGCCTGAGCAGTCTTAGACTTCTCTTTTTTGCTCTGGGCTATATCTCTTTCTTCTTGAACTAAGGCTATGTGGTCTATCTCCTCTTGTTCTAACATCCCTTCACTCAAAACATAAGACGGATGCCCGCCTTCTACCTTACTTGGTATTAGTTGGCTCGGAGCTTTACTACCAAACTCTCTGCGGACAGGATTGATTACACGGATACCAAGGTTCTTAGAACGCAACCACTCTGCGTATGACATTCCATCCGGTTTAGTTTCACCATTCATTTACATATCCTCTGGGGATTGATTAAAGGCTCAACCCCCAAAGCCTACCGGATTTATTTAGGTTTCTCTGGCTTTACCTTTTCAGCCTCTATGGCTTCCTTTTTCTTTTGAGATGCAGTTTTCTCACTCATATTTTACCTCTATTCTATTTGTAGCCAAATACACTGGTCGCCAGCAGCATAAGTGCTACCAGTTCTCGGTATAAGCCAGCCAGCATATTGCTCCGAATTTGGAGTAGATAAACCCCACGCTTCATCAGCCATGCGAAGAGCACCATCAGCCCCATTAAATACTACTGCCCTATCTTTGGCAGCAGCTCCAGGAACAGTGCTGGTAACAGTGCCGAATATCGGGCCTCTTGTCTTACCCCAAGCATAGGAACCAGAAGCAACTGGTTGCAGTGGCATACAGACTACACTCATCAGATTGGCACCAGCAGTTAGATGGCGTACATCATACCAAGGATTAGCAGTGAGAGTTGCCCACTCATCTCCAGCAATCGCATAGCGGACTGGGTGATGAAGAGTGAGAGTGGTGTCATCCGCAGCATTATAGGTATTGCCCCTGATGTGATACCACCGCCTATTAGCAGCAGCAGCACCGATGATTATTGTGCCATCTGCAAACTGGTCTTTGGCGACGCTATCGTAGACAGTTAGAGATGTGACATCAACTTCCAAGGCTCCAACAGCAGCAGCAGTTATAGAAGCGTCTGATGGTTGCTGGTAATTCCCACATCCCAGAAGTGGATTGGTTATAGCAGCACCAGCCTTGAAATATCTCCATAGACCTCCCATCGGGTCCATCGCTAATTGCCCTATATGTGACTTTGCTGTGGTTGTTGGGGCAGCATAGAGAGCACTAAATGGTGCAATCCCCATTATTGGAAAACTCATTAGACTTCTCCTCTTAATAGGCGGGCTGATATTTACTCCACTGCTTACACTTTAAGTTTGGGCAGATTTGTAACCCACCTACCTCAGATTATTTTGTTCCGTGTTTACTTCTCATGTGCCGTGCCAGACCTATGTAGGTCTTTGCGACAAACGAGCAGTCAGGTTCAGGGCAACTTATCTTGCCCTTACTAGAATCAAGTTTTACCTCTCCTACCTGTGCCTTCAGGTTGGCAGCCTGTTCCTCAAGTGCTTTCACCTCTGCCTCAATCTCTTCTTTGGCGGTTTCACTCTCCGCCATACCATCCTTCAAGGCTTTAGCTTGCTCCTCAAGTTCTGCGACCTTCGCCTGTGTCTCACTTAATTCTGCCTGCCCTGGCTCTTTACCTGGTGGCCAGAGCTTAAACCCCTTCTTCGTGTAGTAGTTCAGGTGCCAGGGGTCGGCAGGTAGTGGTAGTGTCGGTATCCATACCCTCTCCCCATCCCCATTCGGGTCTGAGAGTTGTCGGTAATATATCCGTGTTTCCTTCTTCCTGTTAAGTTCAGGAGCATCTAGGTCTACAGGAATTTGTACCACGATTTTACCCTCCTATGTAATTATTTGTCCCTATGATGTTGGGATGGCATACTCAAAGAACATATCCCTTCCGTATGAGCCATCTTCCTCGACCATCTTATAGTCGTGAACGATACCAATTTCCCAACCTCGGAGTGAGTCGTCATAGACAACCCAGTTCTCAGGCTCATAACCCACTACATAGATAAAGGCTTCCTTGGAATAGATAGCTCCATGAGTGGTAGAAGTAGCGGTTAAAAGGGTAATGTTACCATCGGCAAGCACCGGGAGGTTATAGAGTTTCAGGTTTCCTACCCAGTAATCTCTGAGAGTGCTTAACATATACTGTTCCGGGAAGTTGCTTGTGGATGGGTCTGAGAATTTATCCACCAGGATATGCAGAGTATAGGGGTGCATCACAGAAACCATCGGCCAGGGTACAGGTTCAGCCTGACCTCTGCACTGAGTAACGGCAGCTAACATGTGGCCGAGAGTAAAGGTGGTGCCATCTGCCCCCACAGTATTATCAAGTCCACTGAACAGAGCTAGACCATCTTGGTCTAGTTTCTTGCCCATAGCATTACCGATGACTTTACCGGCTGCTCTGAAAGCAGGTTCTTTTAGTTGGTTCCGCAGTTTCTTGGTAACGATAACTTTGGCTCCAACCTCATCGGTAGTATGGGTCGTTCCAGTGATGGATAGGGTTTGGGAATTAGACATATCAACACCGTCAATCAGGTCATCCATTGAAATAGACCCGAACTTCGGGATATAGATACTCTTCTC